CTCAACAGCTTCATAAAGAGTTATGCACTCACTACCATCTTGCCCTCTTTCATGCCCAATGACACGTTCTAACTTTTTATCGTTACGAAAATCTCCTACTCTTTGGTCATTTTTTCCAGGGCAGGGAGGAAAAGGTGGTGGAGGTGGTTCAGGTAAGTCAGGAATTTTTGGCTGCTCTGTTTCTGGGAAGGGCGGTGGTTCATTATCAATAGGTGCTTCTTCTGTAATGACGAGATTCTCAGGAGAATAATCAAGCGGTATAAAACTAGGAAACGGAAAATCGCACGTTGTAAATACACCATTTGGATCTTCCAATAGTAAATTACGATTACCAGTATTTTTTATATCACGATGTTGATATGTACAGCCAGGAACATTAATATCAGGTGGCTTTGCTATCTGTAAATAATGAGTATTGTATGGCTCTGGTACGTTTGGTATATATATCTCAGGAATACTTATGTCAGGTATTTCAATCGAAGGCATCTCTTTTCTTTAATACCTCTACTTCGGAAAAACATTTAGGACAAGATAAGTTAGTCATCACCGAATACTCAGGATAAGTTGGCATAGATTCATCTATATCAATATCACCACCCCAAATAAGTTCAGTCTTACAGTGCCAACAATTCATAATTTAGGTAAACCTTTTGGTACAGGCATTGATGGACCTGTAACTTTAGGTAATCCTTTTTCAAGTACTTTAGGCATCATGCCTTGAACATTACCAAGAATTTCATTCATAACTCTTGATTTAAACTGTTCTGAAGTTACATATTTGTAACCAAAGTAGGCTCCACCACTCATGGAAGCTACCATTAAAAATGAGATAATACTTAAAATATTAGCAATTTTTTGAAACATGGTTAAAGAAGCGATCCTCCGAGCATTTCGTCATGTACTAATTATATCAGCACTATTAATTCTGCCATCTATTTATCCTTTGTACTTAATGACAGGCATAGTTCATAGACAAATACAACAAAAAGTTAATTAAGACCAAGGTACACCAGTAGTTGTTGTTGGTGTTTTTGATTCTGTTATCTGTGCAGCAATACTTGTTTCGATGCGTGTAACTTCATCAGAACCTATTGCAGCTTTAGCCCACGCAATAGCATTATCTTTTGTTATATCTTTGTAAGCCGTAAAAGAACCACTATCAGCTTCAGCAAGCCCTACAGAACCATAAGCAGAGCCAGTATGATTTCCGTCTGAATCATTAGCAGTCCAGTGAACAGTAGTTACGACATCAGATAAAGAACCTACAGTTTTTGTTGCGTCTAAAGAAACAACATTCCAAGTAACAGCCATAATTAAAATAAATAGAGCTTAATTAATATTATAAACAGGTATTTGAAACATTCTTACAAAATCATCTAAGTCTCTTGATAAGCTTTTGTTTGATTCTGATAATTGAAAATTAGAAACACCTAAAAATATACAACCAGATAAAACTAAAAAAGATGATAAAACAATAGTTTTTGCTTTCATTTAATCAGCAGCTTCTGGTGTATTTCCATCTGCTACCCATAATAGGTACTCTTGGTAATCGGTATTTGCTTCGTCTGGAGGAATCCAAGCATTATCTTCTTTTCTAATGATGTATTGAATAGCATTTGCATGATCGTCTTTTGGTGCAAATTTGTAAGTAAAAGTCATAGTTTAAAGCTCCGCATCAAATGTTGCTGATCCAGATGTAATTCTAAATTGTGTAGTGTTATCAGTAGTAACTCTCATACCCCAAGCCATAGTATTTGCACTAGAGCTATTAAAAGAACAACCATCATATGAGACACTAACAAGAGTTAAAGTCGGATTTGCTCTCATTGTAGTTGGGTGTACAGATCCTACAGGCAATGTATAATTACCTGTAGTATTACAAGCTACTTGTCCATCAGCCATTCTATGACTAATATCAGGATCTTCATAATAATACCTCTGACATAAAGCAAGCTCCTGACCATATGACCTATGCTCAAAATCAGTAGCATGATCTGAAACTTCTAATTGAACACCTGTGATATCAAAAGTTGCATTGGTTGTTGTAGCCCATGTTGTTGTCATATCAGGCCAACGATCAGTGCCTCCACCTGTAGTATTCCAAGCATCAAAACTACCGCTACTACTGGTGTAATTAGTTCCATAAGCTGCAATAAATGAAAGTGTTGCACCATTACCATTATCATTATTAATTGTAATACCAGAGTCGCCAGGAATCGTTTTTGTTATCTTTGTCCATGTATTTGCACTTAATGTAGAACCACCAGAATCTTTTATTTCAAATGGGTAATGACGTTGTGTTCCATCGTTAGAATATAATACTGCAACATAAGCCTGTGCAACACTAGCTCTAACCCAAAAGGATAAAGTGATATAGCTAGAACTTGAAGTATAATTCCAACCACTTTGAGCAATATTTTGTGCTTCTATTCTTTGATCTATTTCTGCATATTGAGCAGCACCAGCACCAATACCACTCTGATTTAAAATCCTCATATACTTTCTAAATCCTAAAGTATATGGTGTATCACTTGAACTTAAATCTTGTTGTGACTCTGTAAGTGTTCCAGCTTGTATTTGCACCATATATCTATCTAAAGTTTTATAAGTACTTGAAGCACCAGCTGTATTGTTTGTAGTTGCACGTTGAGCCACTTGCATAGCTCCATTAATTATTAAATTACGATTACTTAAGTTGTTAGTAATATTTGCAGTGCAAGTCCCAGAGCTATTATCAATACTGATAGCAGCCGTGCTAGCACTTACCCCTTTTATCGAATTTACCTTGATCTCTGACATAATTAACTAGGCTTTGGGTTGTCTGTTTTAACCTTTTCACAGGCTGCATAATACGCTGTTAGCTTACTGGAATCTCCTTTACTATTCCAGTACATTGCATCTGCAAAATCGCCTAAAGATGGATATAAGGGTTGCCTTACAGATTGATAAGCTATAGCAGCAGCTTCAGCATCAAGAGTAGTTTTGGCTTCAGTTACTTTTGATCCTTCTATTGTTACTTTTTCTCCTTTGGCATCTAATCCATACAAACCAAATGAGTCATCATAAGTGACTATTGTTGGATATGCTTTAAATACTGCATCGTGATCTAAATATGCCATTAACCTGCTACCTCATAAACTGTAATTTGTGATGTTGCCCCAGCACCAGTATTTAATGCTCGTCTATTAACGTGCATATTAGCTGATCCGTTTTTAAAAAATTGTACTTTATAGGTGATTTGTGATGTTGTAGCTGGACTATCAAGAATTTCAGCCTTAACGTGTCCAATACCTCTACTAGCAACATTTTCTGACTCTGAATCAAACAAAGCAAATCCATTTGTAGTAGCAAAATTACTTGCTCCTATTGCTGTTGAATCTCTTAATAATCTTAAAACATGTAATTCAGCAGTCCCATTAGAAATGTTTAGATTTACAGAAACAAGAATTTTATTAGAACTGCTTGTTGGGGTAATATTAACACTCATGCCTGTAATGTCAGTAAAAGTATCTTGTACAGATGAAGTGAAAACATCATTTTTTAAACTTTGTACAACTTGAAGAATATTACCTGTCTTTGGATTTGTTGTGGTTAACATTGTTCCATCAGCAGTTGATGGAAGTGTAATTGTACGATCAGCAGCAGGGTTGGAACTAGGTGCAGCTATTATTACACCGTTACCAGAAGCGTGTTTTAGTTTAATTGATCCTGACATAGATGATTTTGATTAACAAGCCATTAAAAGGCAAGGATAAGCTTTACTTCCATCAGCATATGTAGCTGTGTGATTAGTTGAAATTATTTTAGCAATAGTAGAACTCCTAACAATATCATCTGCCTGTGGTTTTGCCGTTCCATCCCCTGCTGAAATAAGAAGATCACCTCTAGCAACAGTTGTAGAAGCTGCTACTCTTATCACCATATCACCTGTCATTGCAACATAAAAATCATTTACAACTTTATCATCGTCATCATCCCAAGTAAAAAATACTCCAGCGACATCTTTATCACCTACAACATCGGATACTTTTGTCATGTTTAATTGTTGATTGTCCTCACCTTCCCAAACACATAAATCGTCAAGGTTACTCATTACTGTTCCTTGATAAATTGTTG